CCAGAAGAACGTTAAAGACGGCATCTCTCTGGTAAACACCTCTGAGGGCGCTATGCAGGAAATTCAGGATATGCTGAACCGTATGGTTCAGCTGGCAACGCAGTCTGCAAACGGCACCTACAATGAAACCAGCCGTGCGGCAATGCAGCAGGAAATTGAACAAATACAGGAAGAAATCAGACGAATTACAGATTGTACAGAATTTAACGGTATTCCTTTGCTGCAAAGCAGTGTCGGCGTACAGAGCGGCAGTGCCGTGATTGCCCCTAAGACTGAACTGCCGGCATGGGTACATAGAGGGCCTTCCGCGGCGGCGGGGAAACAGGTAGAAACATTTATAACACCAGAAACCTATACAGCCACAGACAGTACAGGAGCTACTGTCACAGGAACCCACAATGTTGAACATGCCGGATCCGCGCTTGATTTCAGCTCTCTGACGCCTAAAAATAAAAAAGAACTGCTGGGAACCGGATTTTATAATACCTGCTTTACTTGTGATAATCACTACAGTATAAAATTTACAACAGGGACAAGCAGCACCATGTCACGAAGCGGAAATCATTATATATATGAGATAGGCATTGACAACGTAAAAAACGGCGAGGATTTGGTAAAGGCCGTTGTCAACGGGGTAGGCGGCAACGCAGATTATAACATCCCCGGAAACCCGTTACATCATTACACGAAATTAACGGTAGACGGAACCAACAAAAACAAGCTATGGATATATGATAACCGTTCGTCGGAAAAGGACTTTAGCTCACTTGGAACAAATTTACAATGGACGAGCTGGACCGGCGGAGGGGCCGGAACTGTTAATGTAAATTCCAGCAGTCATCCCAGTACCGGAAAGTTCGGACAAGGCGTGGCATATGCTCCGGGAACCATAGTTCCGGTCAAAGGAGATATTCAACTGCAGATTGGACCGTCATCCGAAGAACAGCTGGAGATTATCCTTCCCGGCACTCATGAAGATCTGCTGGGAATCGGAAAGGTTTCCGTTTTAACACTGAAGGACGGAAACTCATCTATGGAGAAATTCAGAAACGCTGTGAATTATCTCAGTTCAGAACGAGGACGAATGGGAGCTTATGAAAATGGACTGGAACATACCTATCGTTCATTGGCTGTCAACAGCGAAAATCTGACACAGGCAGAGAGCCGTATCCGGGATACTGATATGGCAGATGAGATCACAAATTATACGAAAAATAATATATTGGTTCAGGCAGGACAGTCTATGCTTACGCAGGCCAATGCTATTCCCTGGCAGGTATTGGAGTTCCTGCGGTAGTATAGCTATACAGGCAGAGACTTAGTATTTTTTAGTAATCGCTTTTGTCTTTCCGTAAAGCATATTACCTGATAAAGCGGATACACGCCACCGATCTGCCTGGCCCCGATTATGTCCTGCTGCCAGGTATCCAGCTTATACGCCTGTTGCCCTGGGCCCATTCTTCGGTTGTAAGTTTATGGGATTAAACGGCAGTTCACTCTTGCTTCCCGCCTTGGGATATGATAAGATTGAAAAAAAGAAAGCCATAGACGCAGGGCTTACCCAAAATGCAATTTATGTATTACTACACAGCCGTCATTATTGCAGTAATGGCGGCTATTTTCGTCCCCTGAAGATCGTGTAACAAAGACTAACAAGGGCAACAATGAAAATTCCTGTCTGAATCAAATCGGAATATGTAATCATTGGCATCCCTCATTTCTTTCGTCTGGAGGGTTAGCCCCTCCGTAGTAAAAGAGGGTAAGCCGCCCGGCTCTCTGGTTTTCCTGCTGATAGTCTACCACATCACTGTCAAATCTTCAATCCCGTTTCTCTGCACGTTTTAAAGCCTGATTTCCCGTTTTATCCTCATACCCTATATTTCCCTACCCTCACGCCCTTAAAAGCCGGATTTACTCCGTTTCATGTCCTGCGCTGGCATGTTTTTCATGAAATGCGACCATCCTTTCCCGGGACAACTTTCTTTGAAGCTCTGACCTTGCAGCAGGCGGCGAGATTTTCACCCACTCAACCGGAATATGGGCCAGCAGCATCCCGTCCGGATTCTCCACCAGTATTTCACATTCCGGGTACCTCTCCGCCAGCTTCTTAATACGGGACTTATACCGCCCCTGATTGAACTGTACTGTTGCCGTCTTTGCATCCTTGATAAACTCTATCCCGTTTTCCAGACAGTCAGACGGGTCCGGCCTGACGATCCCTTTCAGCTCCACACCTGCGGCGATTGCCAGAGCCTTTAGTGTGCTGTCACTGGTAAAGCCGCCATTGTCCAGAATCCAGTGAAATGCAAATTCAGAAAGTCCGGTGCTTTTGCAGACCTGATCTGCTGTCAGATTCTTTTCCTGCATGATTTCTTTGTATTCTTTGGTTCTTAACCGCATATTATCAATTCTTTCAGTTATCGCCTGCCAGATGAAAGCCCGGCTATGAGGCGCACAGCGCGCCAGAGGGGTATTATAGAGGCAGGCTCCGGCTCTTTTAGGGCGTTAGAAATGTTAGGATATATCCTTTAGGGGCTGCAGATGCTTCGCGCCCGTATTGTGTGCACTAATTCCCGCAGGATGCCAGGCATCCCCCTTTTAGGGGGTCTCGAATGTCTCAATGCATCCCTTTTAAGACTGCCGAAAGTGCTGGTTACTCCTGCGCGCGTATCGTGTAAACTAATTCAATCTGGCAGCAGGACCCGCGCCCGCATGTCGCGTCATTAAATTCTTTTTTATGTGTTGCAATTCGTTGCATTTTCCTTTGTTCGCCGCTCTTTTTTATGCGCACACTTTTGCACGATTTCCCGCGCCTGTATCGTGTCATTAAATTTCCTGTCGCCTGCTTCCAATACACCCGGAGACCTGACAGAGAGATCACCCGCACAGACTCCGGCCAGTGTCCTATACTGCGAAAATGGACGGTTTTGACAGGTTCTATCTGCAATATGCCAGAGATTCAGGTCTTTTTAGGTTCCTCCGGCACAATCCGGGAAAACAGCCTTTTCTCGTCCTTGGACTCCGGCAGAGGGACGGCAAGGGCATTTGACGGCGCATACAGCAAAGAAAGGTCCAGTATCATCTTTTCCAGTGTTTCCACGTTTTCGCCGTACAGCTTCACTCCCAGCGGCTTAGAGTCCTGACGGTTCCGCGTCGTGTCAAAGCTTACAACTGCCAGATAAGCATGCGTCTGCCTGTCCCATGATGTGATTATGCTTATAATTCTCATGTATTCGGCTCGTCTGTATCTCTTCGGCTTAAGCATCAGCTCCATTGCAATCCTCCCCGCATTCTTGTATAATACAGTTCAGATATGCTCCTGTACCGCTGCCAGAATTGTCCCTTTCCACCTGGCAGCGGGCGACGTTCTTTATGGGGCTGATGTAGTTACCCCGTTCACATGTGCGATAACTACAGGCCCCAGTCATTCTTTAACCGATTCAGCACCTTCATTTCCTCGCTTGTGTCCGTATCCGGGTTGCTGTCCGGATGAAATGCTTTAGCCAATACCCGATAAAACTTCTTGAATACTGTCTTATCCCCGGCGCTGCAGGTATTCGCAGAATTTCCACAACAACTACTTTCCCCGCTGTAGTTACGGCGGAAATCCTCATAATAACTACGCCAGCTCTCCCGGCTCTTTTTCTCGTATTCCTTCCGGGCTTCACAGTCTGCCTTTATCTTTTCAAGATGTTCAGGATTCCGAAGAGTGCCAAACACATCATAGCATCGGTCGTATTCATCCAGATCGACGCTGTATTTTTTTGCAAAGGCCTCCCGCTTTTCGCTCCATTCCCTGATAATGCGGTCATGCTCCTGACCGGCTGCATACTCTTCTGTCTGCTCATATTCTGCCTTGATCTGGTCTATAATTGGTTGCAGCTTCGTTTCGACCATATCGCAGAGTTCCGCCTCTGTCATGCCAAGGGCATCCGCTTTTGCTTCCAGGCTGCCTTTGATATGATCTCCAAACCAGCCAAAGCCATCGACAACATCGTAATAATTGATTGTACAGATCACAGTCTGCTTTTTACGAACCTTTCCACCCTCCCGGTAACTCTTATGTATGCTGACCCGGTATGCTTTCTTTATCGGCCGCTCGAAGCGCTCTTTACTCTTCCGATAGCGGTAGTAGCAGTAATGTATACCATTTATGGTGGCATGGTTCTCATATACTTCCAGCATCCGGGAACCGCCTACTGAAGCTCTCTGGACGCTTATCTCCTGAATTACACAGAACATATACCCTCCTGTTACTTCCTCGAAAATCCTCAAATTTTTGACTATATAGCTTCTCTCCCCGGTATCCGGCAGTTCTACGCCTGTTTCTCTAAAAGTGACTTGCCGCTGTTGCCTTCCAGCAGTGTCCGGACACTGGCAGGAATTTTCCGCATCTCTCTGGCTCTGGTTACTTCCTGCCGATAGGTCCGCATAAAATTGGACTGGATCACATTTTCAATAGACTTCATGTCTGTCTCTGCCCAGCTCCGCAGCATTTCCGGGCTGCCAACTGCTTTTTTTACTGTTTCCGGCAGTTTGTCATATTCTGAATCAGCATAGTATATACTTCGCCGGAGTGCCTTTGATACCAGCGACCATGCCTCCATCTCACTTAATTCCTCACTGTTTCCCAGCCTGTCCATTATCTCAATAAGCTGTCCAACTGTCGGAGCGAAGCCGGAAGAATCCGTCATAGTAAACGCTTTGAGCGCTGCCCGAATTTGCTCATACCCATAGTCACAAAGATATTCGTGCCATGTTTCCACCACGAACCGTAAATCTGACTGCGGTTTCCAGTTGGGAAAGGTGGACTGAATCCTCATAAGAATCTGTTTTGTTTCGTCTCGTGTCATGCATTCCTCCATTTTTCCACCCAGTTACTGTCCTTACCGTTTCCGGATGGACCTCCTCTTAGCGGCTTATATGTTATTCCCTGATATCCACTTGCAATGCTGTCCTGTATGCAGGTCGCTACATACACATCTCCATGCTGGCGGGATTTCTCCTGTACGGATTTCAAAAGGTTTTTAAGCCCGGTCTCTTTGTATGTAAAGTTCCGTTCCTTTTTGTACGCCAGCCAGTCATTGACATATTCCAGAAGATATTCAGATATATTGCTCTCTTCCAAAAGCCGTTCCAGTACCTGTATGGTACCTTCCTTCTTCTGATCTCTGCTCCGTCTCTCTGGCATATTAGAATCAGATACAGTACCAGAAACAGTATCAGATACAGAATCAGAATCAGAAACAGATGCTTGTATTGGGTATCCATGCCTCATATTAGGGGTATTTTCTCTGTTAATTGGTTCATCATTCCTAATACAATTAATTACATAAAACACATAATTTCTAAATTCCTGAGTTTTGATATGCTTCGCAACATTCTCAACACCTGTAAGTGTCTTTTCAGACTTGCTCCAGTTATACTTATACCAGTTGAGGAGTAGGATTTCTTTTGTTTCTCCGCAGAAACGAATCACCCTGTGAGCCTTCTCAAAACGGTTAATGAGACGGTCAACCGTATCTCTGTTGTATCCGGTCTGGTTTGTGACCTGGGCATAACTGATCTGATAACAGCCGCAGATATTGGTCTGCGGGTTGGTTATCAGATAGAGGTAAAAATACTTGTCCTCCGGAGTGAAATCGTCCTCAACCTTGCTGTCGGTCCAGAAATTGAGTTGTACGTTCCTGTAAATAGCCAATTTATCACCCCTTCCAGTCCTCGCCCAAGAATTTTTGAATAAAATAAAGCTGCCCTTTTCCCGTCACTTTTGTCGTCCGGGTTATCCTCACCGTCCCGTCCGGATTGTTGATGGCGCATTCCTTCACTTCAAATAGTCCCAGCTTAATGCTGTATTGGGTTGGCATATTCCAGTCAGACCCCTTCCTCTTAATCAAAAAACCGTTCGATCTCATCCAGGCGAAAAGCCGTTTCTGCCCTATATCCACACCATTCTGTGCAATCAATTTCGCCAGATCGCCGATAAGAATAGATGTATGGCTCGCAGCGACCGCATCCGCAAAGACTTCTTTTGGCCGCATCTCTCGAATTTTAGTGTCCTTTTCCGCAATCGTCCGGTCACGCTCGGCGATCTTCCTTTGTGCGATCATGAGGGCACGCTCAAATAATTCGTCATCCGAAAGAGAATCCTGTCCGGATATGTACCCGCCATATTTGCGGATAGATGGGATGATTTACTCCGCAACTTTGGCTTGGAATCTCTCCGCTGTCTCATTTTTGGCTTTCATGGCAAGGCGATAAAAAACGCTTTCAGGGATAAATTCGGGTCTTTTACCACAAATGGTAAAACCAATTTCCGCCAAATATCCGTCAACCCTGTCCCAACGAATATTCACATATTCCTTTCCTTTGACAGTTTGTGTGACAGTGAAGCCAAGCCCCCGTACCACTGTTTCCAATTTCAAGTACGCCACTCCGGCCCGCTCATAACATTTAATTCCTTTGA